GTACTTGGTGCGCCAATGGTGTTGTAACTGATTGTCCTTGCCGTTGAACCATCAAACGTCGTGCCAGAAGCCGCCCCAACACCGCCGTTATTAAACGTCACAGCATTTGTTGTTGTGCCACTTGTTGGTTGATCCCAAGCAAAAGCTGACCCGGTCCACTTGAGGTACGTGCTTGCCGTGGTCGGCGCCGTAACAAACGTCGTTGTGCTTGATCCAGACTGATACAACAACTGATTGGCCGCACCGCTTGCCACATTTGTTGCAGAAGCCGCGCTACCTGTAACCGAAATATTCCATGTGCCACTTGCGTTTGCACCTGTAATACTTGGCGCACCAATCGTGTTGTACGAAATGGTTCTTGCAGTCGATCCGTTAAATGTCGTCCCTGACGCATCGCCACCACCACCACTGTTAAACGTAGCAGATGCCGGCGTTGACGCAGTAACAGCAGCCCAAGCAAACGTCGATCCATCCCACTTGAGAAAGGTATCCGTTGTCGTCGGTGCGCTAATAAATGACGTTGAGCTAGAGCCTGTCTGATAAGGGATACGGTAAGCAGAACCACTCGCAAGATTCGATGCCGTCGTTGCCGTTGTGGCCGATGACGCTGCACCCGATATGCTGATACCCCAAGTTCCAGTAGCCCCAGTACCTGTTATAGGTACATAGTCTGTACCAGCAACAGCATTGCTAAACCCGCCGCCACCATTACCCTTCAGTATGCTTGTGCCGCTAGTTGCAGGGGCGTAATCCGTTCCGCTAACCGCTGCCGATATAACACCAGATGTTGCCTTTAAAACACCCGTCGTTGTTGCCGCCTTGATCGATGCACCCGTTGTGCCATTGAATAATACGATCTGGTTGTCTGTGGAAGAACCGGGCCCAATGACATCACCCGTTCCAGCCGTCGCATACTCTAGCGCCGTGCCACCCGAATTAACACGCAGCACCTGAAGCGCAGAACCAAGACTGGATAAACCCGTTCCGCCATTCCCATAGGGGAGCGTCCCAGTAACACCTGTCGTAAGCGGTAGCCCCGTGGCACTGGTTAGCGTAACTGATGTTGGCGTTCCAAGGTTTGGTGTAACAAGCGTTGGACTCGTTGCAAACACCAAAGACCCAGTGCCTGTCTCATCAGAAATAACACCGCGCAACTCGGCTGACGTTGTTGATGCAAAGGCCGATAGCTTGTCTGACGTATAAGCAACCGTACCACCAGCACCAAACGCCATGGTCGAACCATCTGTACCAGAAAGCGTCACTGTATTACTTGCAGTCAACGTCTTGCCATCGGCCACTGTCAATGTAGATCCAGTGGCCGGAGAGGTAATGGTTACCTTGTTGTATTTGCCGCCAGTAATATCACCCGTGGTGTCAGCAATAGTCACTGCTGAGTTCTGGATAATCTTGCCCGTGGTTCCGTCAAACCTAGCGACCGCATTATCCGTGGCAGAAGAAGGTCCGTTAACCCCTACTGGGGCATAGTCTGATCCGTTCCAATAAACAATCGCTTCTGTCCCGGCCGGGATTGTTACACCCGTCGTTGCAGATGCTTTAAATACGATTGCAGCATCAGATCCGTTTTTAATGACATACCAAGTGCGGCTGTTTGAACCACCGGGGGCGATAATATTCCTGCTTGTGCCAGGTGTACCTGTAACCAGTAATACAGCATACCGGGCTTGATTGCTTGCCGATCCGTCCCCGTTGGTAAGCGTGACATTTGCTGAGGTAACGTCAATTGTTACCGATCCGCCGATTGCAACATCTACGGGGTCGGTAAGCGAATTGTTGACAACCGTACCCCATGTCCCATCTTCAGAACCATTAACCGGTTTGGCAAGCTTTAATAAGGATGTGTAATTAACAGCCATAGCTACCTCACGAAGACGTGGAAATTGGTGTCCACGTTGTAGTCACACCGGGGGCTATTGATGCCCATGTTGTTGTCACGCCGGGGGTAATGGGTGTCCACATCTCAAGCAATCCTTAACACGGCATTCGTTGCATCTGCTGCTGGAAACGTAATCACAAGATTTTGTGCGCTCTTCGTGATATTAACGCCAAAGTTTAATACAGCAACAGATCGATCGCCATTGGTTGAGTTATATATTAACGCCCCATTTGTTGTCAGCGTTACGTTTGTAAATGTTGCCGTGTCAAAAGTCCAATACGCAGTAGTTCCTTGAAAGGTTGGCGTGATGTTTGTAAGGACAATTCCGCCGGCCGTGTAATTGGTTCCACTGGATTCACCCGCTGCTGTGTACGCAGTCGTTGAGGCACCGAGATCCGCGTTGGCGGTATATAAGGCAAGTTTAAAGACATCACCCGTCCCCGCTGTAAAGTTGTGCAGACCCTGGGCCAGCTCAACTTTAAAGCTTGTAGTCAGGGTTTGAATAATTGCCATTAGACCACCTTATCTCGGACCTGGCCAGTCCTGTAAGCATCTTGGCGCTCAAGACCATCACCAAGGCGCTTGGCAAGAATAAGCGCTTCTTTGTATCGGCTATTCACCAAATTCACCATATCAGGCTCACCCTTCAAAAAGGTGTAAGCCTCTATCAAACATCCGTATAGCAACACTGAATCAAAGTTATCACCAAGCCATGTAGTGGTTGCGCTGACATCACCAAGACCAATTGACGTTGGGTAATAGAAATAATGCAGCTCTACTGAATATGCAGCATCTGGCGTAGGACCAAGCAGAAACACAAGCTCTTTGGTGTTTGTTGGGTAGTCTGTGCCAAACAGTGCATAGCAATACGGGCGCCCAGTATTCCCCGCCCCGGTAGGTATGGGAAAAGACTCTCGTATGAAGTTCACATCTTTGTTTAGCAAGTAATAATAAGAGCCGTCCGTATCAATCACAGCAAATGAATAGGGCGCAAGAAAGTCATCAGGACACTGAAGGTACTGATTGTTTAATGTACAGACTGCCGTGACGTTTTTACGAAGTGACGGAAACTGTATGGTATTAAAGATGCGCTGCTCAGCCTGCTGTGCAAACGTCTGAAGCGTTCCCGTCTCAAACGTCGTTTCGCAGAAATCTTGTATCGCAGTCTTAAGCTCGCCCCAATTCATGATGGCTCCTTAAGCCATTGGCCCTCGGCACATCGTGCCCTTGGTTGCCGCGCCGGCTCCACGCATTTTAATGCCAGAAGTCTTCACTTGGCTATTGGGATTGATGGCCACACCATGAGTTGGTTGCCAATCCTTATCCATGTTGTAAGGCATTTCCTTACCTGGATTAGGCGATGCCACGACCTTGGCGCCGGTCATCGTGTGCGGCTCTGCATAAACAGATGCTGACCCGACTTCCTTGCCGCCTACTTTCATTGAGTACTTAGCCATGGATTACCCCTGGTTACGTGCGCGAGCGAGATTACGCCCCATCTTTTTCATCATCTCTGATGTAGGTCCACCCTTACGCATTTTGGTTAGGGGCTTGCCTGGGTGCATGGCCTTCTCATGCTTATGCACAGCAGCCGCTGCCGTCTTTTTGTCCTGCTTGATGTCGTCCTTCATGTCAGCTCCTATGATGCTGTGACACTGTTCAACAATGCTTGACCCACAAGGTGATTAGGGGTCATGCCGGAATCGTATGATCTTGCACCGCCAACAGGGTTGAAGCCCCATTCAATAACTCGGCTTCCTTCAGATGGAACCCCCGTGTAAAGCGGGCTTGTTCCTACCGTGTTGTTCGTCTGCATCCCGTTGTAACCTGACTGGTAATACGAATTGGAATCGGGACGAGGATTCCGTACGGCCTGCGGGTCATTCACGGGAAACATGCCTAGCTGCAATTGCGGCTGGTCAGGCTCCCAGCAAGTCGGACATACCAGTATATTGACATTTTTTGTCTTGATTGTCAGCGGCTTTAGCTGTTTAAGCTTATAGCGGAACCCGCAGCGATCACACTGCGATATGGCCCACTTACCACTGGCAAACTGATTGGGCATTTAGAACCCACCCGTTCCTAAGAATGACTGCCTTGGCACAAACCTAATCGGCGCCTTTTCACGGTCCTCAGAAGATGCAAGATCCCATGCTTCATCGTACTGAGCCTTCAGCATTCCCATGCGCTCTAAGCCACCTTCTACCTTCATCGATAGCTTATATGCCAACCCAGC